GAACAGCTTGAAGCCGCTCGGTCATTACTTTTTGATAAAGAGTTTAGTGACGCCCCCATGTCGGATGAAGACTGGAAACAGGTTGGCGAGATTGATGCTCTGTTAGAAAAGCACCGTCGCGAAAACGCCCTCTTGGGTAACGCGACAATAGACGACTGGCTCGTACCCGGCGCTCACCAGATTGACGATCCTGTGGCTGACAACCGTCTTGTTGTTCGCATCCGCGCAGCAGACTATGTAGGTGCAGATGGGAAAAAGAAACTTGTTATCCAAGAGATACAAGGAGATCGCCAGTTAGCAATAGCAGAAGATAAGAAGAGGGGGGAGGCATCGCTCATCCCGCCTATCCCGTTTATTACTTCCCCCGCTTACGTCGAGCTGGCGCTTAAACGGATGTTGGTCGTTGCCGTTGAAGAAGGTTACGACAGCATCTCGTGGACGGCAGGAGAGACGCAAGCAGAGCGGTATGACCTAAGCAAGGAAGTTCAGGGCATTGAAGTTATACCTATAGGGAATAACGAAGTTGCGATACGGGCGCAGCTCAAAGGGCGCTCTGAATACGAAACCTTGGCTACAGAGGTTCCAGAGGACGAGATTTCCGGTTATATCGGTAAAGAATTAGCGGAAAAAGTTGCGGGTCAACTTGGCGACAACTCTCAAGACAACAGACTGGAGATACGCGCCAATCTTGCGTTAGCAAGAGAGGTAGACGCTTTTCAAGAGCGCTTCCGTCAACCCGGAGTGCTTTTGCCCGATGCATATATAGACAGAATGAAAGAGATTAGTCGGCGGTTAGAGCGTCCTAAAACTGTAGTATTAGAAGGTCTTGACCTTAAGATCGGAGGCGAAGGGCTAAAGAAGCTATACGACAACGTCACCCCCAATGTTGCTAACAAGTTAGGTAAGAAGTTTGGCGCGAAGGTATTTGTTGAAAAAGTTGTGGTCGAGAATGTAGACCGCATGGACGAGGAGTCGGGAGACTTTAGAGAACTTAATATTGACGAAGCACGCCGCATATTGGGAGCAGGGTTTGAGATCAGTGCTATTGATCCAGAGGGAGACGGCGTTACAGTTTACCCCTACGACGCTAGAGCAGTCGAGTTAGGATTTAACACTGACAGAGATTTAGAGAATTTAATTGGTTACCACATAGACGCTGCTCAAGAGTCGATTATGCCCGACTATTTGGTAGCGGAGATTACGGGGAAAGAAAAGGTACAAGACGAGGTTTGGACGCTTCCTGTTACGGAAGAACTTAGAGATCAAGTCCTCTCTGAAGGACTTCCCATGTTTCAGAGAAAGGACGACGACCCTCGCGGAGGCTTTATCCCTTCGGATCTCATGCCAGATCAGGACGGCAGGCAAGTTAACTTAATCCAAATTTTTGAAAAAGCAGACGCATCTACCTTCTTGCATGAGAGCGGCCATTTTTGGTTAGAGCAGTTAAAGACCGATGCCGATAGGGTTGGGGGACAATTTCAAAAGGACTTCGATCTTGTTACTAAATGGTGGAAAGGCCGGTCTTTAGAAATTAGAGACGAGGCTATTCGTCGCGCTAAGAAACGAGGAGACAAGGTTAGCGTTTCTGTTCTTCAGTCTATGTCTGACGCGCAGGTAAAGTCATACGTCTCTAGAGGCGACCTTCGCGGAGAAGAGGGGAGAGCGGCTAGGTGGTTGTCTGTCGCTATGCACGAGCAATTTGCTAGAGGGGTAGAGAGTTACTTTGCTACAGGTAACGCTCCTAGCTTAGGATTAGCCGACCTTTTCGCTCAATTTGCCGCATGGATACAATCAGTATATCGGAGATTTACTGGAACTGACGTACAGATGTCTGATGAGGTCCGAGGAGTTATGGACCGTCTTTTGGCTACTGACGAAGAGATTGCCGTTGCTCAAGGACAGTATGAACTAGCCAGTCTTTTTGAAACGGCTGAAGAAGCAGGGATGACCCCTAAGCAGTTTGCCGCTTTGCAGCGCAAAATCCAACAAGGGGTCACGGCCTCTAAAGCGCAGCAGATGGCAAAGAAGATGGCCGAGGAGCAACGCGCTAGGACTAAGTGGTGGAACGAGGAAAGAGAAACGCTGCGCGAGCAGGCCACAGACGAGGTTAAGCAGCAGGACGCCTACCGTCTGTTATGGGTGTTGTCTACAGGAGGAATGGCGGACGGTTCTCAAGCAGCTACGCACGAGCGTCTAGGTCAAATAGATAGGAAGCTCCTCGCTCCTTACCTTGAAGCAAGAGGTTTAACCTTCAAGGATTTGCCTAAAGCTGGGAGAGCATCCATTACCGCTACCGGCAAAGACCTTGTCGATCCCGGCACTGCTGCTGCCGCTTTTGGCTTTGCCGATGCCGACGCTATGGTTGATGCGCTTGTAGCGCTGCCTCCGTTTGAGGCAGCCGTAGAGGCTGACATTGACAGGCGCATGGCGCAAGAACACGGCTCAATGGATTTGCAAGGACAAGAAGAAGCCGTCGCTAGTGTGCATGGTGATCATGTAGCCAAAGGGTTAGCCGCTGAGCTAGAGGCTCTTCGCACAACCGAGCCAGCGTTTAAGTTGCAATTTGTACGGGCTTACGCACGCAACAAGTTAAACAGGATGCCGGTAGGAGACGTTAAGGCATTTAAGTTTTTGACGGCAGAAAAGCGTAGCGCTCGCATGGCACGGGCTGCTCTCAAGAAGGGTGATAAGGCGGAAGCGTATCGGCATCAATTCCAGCGACTTGTAAATCACTACTTGGCGCGTGAAGCAATCAAGGCTGAGCGCACCTTGCAGAAACAGCGTCGAGCTTTGAAGGATTACCAAAACCCTAAAAAGAAGTTTCCGGGGGTTGACGCGAAGTATGTAGACAAGATCAAAGAGATTGTTGCGGTTATTGATTTTGAAGCGCCCGTAAGTGATCGTCGCCGCGCACTAGCCGAGCTACAGGCCATTCAAGAATTTATTCTTGAGGCTCAGGAAGTAGACGGCGCTGTCATAGAGCTGCCTCAGTGGCTGCAGGATAAAGACGCGCTAGAGAACATGCGCGACATGACTTACGGCAGGTTCGTTGAAACCTATGAGATGATGAGGGCGCTAGAAAAGCAGGGACGGCTGGCTAAAAAGCTGCGCCTTGGAAAAGAACTGAGAGATCGCCAAGAAGTGATTTCGGAGATGCGAGCAAAGTTAGCAGGCCGCGACACCTCTCGGGTAAATAAATTACGCAGCACATTCATATCCCCCGGAGGAGGCGTAGAGTTTCAACCTGCTCTGCACTCGACACTTGCGGCTCTTACTGAGGTAGACGGCTCTCTTCTTAAAATAGAGATGCTGCTAGAGGCTATTGACGGAGAGCCGCTTGGCCCGTGGCAACAGACAATATACCAGCCGTTCGCAGATAGTTATAACCGCTCTTTGGAGATGATGGCTGACGTTAGTAAGATGATCGAAGAACGTATGGCTGCAATGCCAAAGAACGTCAGGAAGAACTTAGGTAAGAGGGTAGACGTTGGGGACTTTGGGCCTCCTGACAGCAAGTGGCGACGAGAAAATTTGTTGATGCTTGCGCTGAACGTAGGCAACGAAAGCAACCTTGAGAAACTTGTAGAGGGATACAAGGAGCAGGGGTGGAATATTAGTGAAGACCTTGTCAGCGACGTGCTTGACCAGCTCACTAAGGAAGAGTGGGATTTTGTTCAGTCTATCTGGGATTACGCCGACAAGTTGTGGCCTTCTGTAGAAGCTATATTTAGAGCGGAGAACGGCGTCTCTCCTCCAAGAGTAGAAGCAAGAACGGTAACTACCTTGCACGGAGATTACAGGGGAGGGTACTTCCCGATGCTCTATGACTACTCTTACGCTTCAGGGGCGGCTGCTGCACGGAACGAGCAGCGCAACGCGCTAGAGGTTATGCAGTCTGGCGCAGGCCGAGCCAGTGTTAACAGCTCTATGACGAAAGGGCGCACAGGTTACTCCGCTCCCGTCAGCTTAGACATCAACCGCCTTACTGAAGGCTTTAATACTGCCATCCACTACATAACCCACTACGACGCTGTTAGGAACGTGCGTAAGGTTATGGGAGATGAGGAGTTACGATCTGACTTAGAAAGAACAGTCGGCAAAGCCTACGCTAGAGAAATTGATAATTGGGTTGCAGCTCTTGCTGCGAACAACGGAGACGCTACTCCCCTAACCCGAATAGAAAAGACGGTGGCTGCAATTACCCGCAACACAACAGTTGCTGCCCTTGGCTTCTCTTATACTACCTTAGCTGCCCAGACGTTTGGATTAACCACGGCCTATGACCGTCTATTGCAAGACGCAGGCTATGGGCCTGTAAACGCCGGTAAAATGGCTAAGTTTTTAGCCAGCGGGTTGAAGCAAGTATTTAACCCTGCAAAACGCCAAGCTGCCTTTGCCGCCTCTGCCGAGTTGCGTCATAGATTTGAAAACGTAGATCGGGAATTGCGTTCCACTATCTTAAAACTTAAAGGCAAGGACGGAAAGTTTAACAAGGCTTTGGAGTTTAGTATGACGTCCATAGCTGCAATGCAAGTGTATACGGTTGACGTTCCTACTTGGATTGCTGCGTATAACTACGCACTATCTGTAGACCCGTCCGACGATGCTCGCGCAGTAAATTACGCTGACCGGGTAGTTAGGATGAGCCAGTCAAGTGGCGCTCCAAAAGACTTGTCCACTATTCAGAGACGCCAAGGTCTTGTTCGTTTAGGAACCATGTTCTACACCTATTTTTCTGCGCTGTACGGAATTCTTAGAGGAGTAGGGGTCGAGTTTTCCGACAATGTAAGACGCGATCCTGTCCGCGCCAGTATGAAAGCCGCCACTCGTGTGTTCATTGTAGTGACCCTACAGGAGATGGCGTCTGCTTTTATTCGAGGGAAATTGCCTGATTGGGAACCCGAGGACGAGGACGAGGAGGGCATGGCTAAGTTCTTGTTAAAGGCAACCCTAACCGGCGCTACTGCAACTATACCTTTTGCTCGTGACATTGTGTCAGGGATATACAGCGACTACGGGTACAGTGGAAGTCCAGTTGCCATGTTTGGGGAGAACGTCAGGAAGGCAGCAGGGGAAGTTGATGATCTTCTAGATGAAGACGAGGCGGAGGCAGTTAAGGCGGCGGACTTCTTAAAGCCATTCATTGTTGTTGCCGGTGTTTTGACCGGAAAAATTCCTTCTATCCAAACCAACCGCTTCTTAGACGGCCTTCAAGCCTTGTGGGATGAAGAGGATGAGTGGAGCTATGAGGACTTGCTTAGAGGGTATGACCCAGACATAGCAGCGAAGAGGGACTAGATTTTATGACTGTTCTACTGTATACGACTAGACGGAAGGAAGGAGCGGCCCCATGACTGTGGCTTCTACAGACGCACGCACTGGCCCCTACGACGGAAACGGAAGCACTACAACCTTCGCTTATGACTTCCTCGTGTTGGATCAGGCTCACCTTGTTGTCACCGTGAAGACAACCTCTACTGGTGTGGAAGTTGTTAAGACGCTGACCACACATTATTCGGTGACCGGCGTGGGAACGGCAAGCGGCGGTAACATTGTGTTTACCGACGCCAGTACGCACGCTCCCAGCGGGACAACGGTTACGATTACCCGCTCTGTTCCGATGACCCAGACGACTGATTTGCAGAACAGAGGCGGCGTCCAACCAGAGACGTTGGAAACGGGTTACGACAAGCTCACCCAGATCGACCAGGACCAGCAAGGCGAGATTGATCGCAGTCTAAAGTTTGCTGTTAGCGCTGACCTCTCCAGCTTTAACACTTCTGTCCCCGCTCCCGTAGCTAGCAAGGCCATTGTCATTAACGCTGCTAACAACGGGTTTGAACTAGTTAATGAACCTTCCGCCTCGGCTACTGCAGCGGCAGCTTCTGAAACAGCCGCCGCCGCCAGTGCTGCGTCAGCAGCAGCGGCGGCAAGCGCGGTTGCTTTTCCCTACACGTTCGATAACGGGACAAGCATGGCTGACCCCGGCACTGGAGAGTTTAGAATAAACAACGGAGCATCAGCAAGCGCAACGGCTGCTGCACTGTCAAACTCCACAGCAGATAGTGGCAACCCAGACATCTCTGACTACATCATTACAATGGACGACAGCTCGTCTACCCTCAACGGCCACATTGTTATTGTGCAGGAAGGTACTCCGTCAACCTTTGCGATCTACACCGTAGGGGCAGTGACGGACAACACGTCATGGCTACAGGTTGGCCTCACACACGTTGATAGCAACGGAACCTTTACTAACGGAACCAAATGCCGCCTTCAATTCGTCAGGACAGGCGACAAGGGCGAGACAGGGGCTGTTGGGCCGCAAGGCCCGACAGGCGCAACTGGCCCCGTGGGTATTGGTCTGGCGCTGGCACTAGGTTAGGAGAGAGAATATGGCAGACGATCTAAAAAGTGTAGGGTATGCGGTAGTCCACTCGGCTATTACCGCTGATGCAAACAGGGCATTTATCGGTTCCGCAAGTAAGACCTACACAATCATTGGATTACAGATTGCAAACATCCACGCAACGGATGCTGCAACCTTAGAGTGTAAGATTGATAGTGCAGCGGGAACTGACAGCACTATCGTCAAGGACATCAGCATACCAATCAGGGACACCTTGAGCTTATTGCAAGGTGGCAAGCTGGTGCTGAACGCCTCGGACGTTCTTCGGATGAAGGCAGACGCAAGCTCAAAACTGGAAGCGACGATTAGCTATCTAGAACAGGACGTATAGTATGTCGGGTTTTCTAACAGGCAACATAACAAACGTACAAGCATCACAGATAATTGACGGCGCTATAACGACGGCAAAGATTGCAGCTTCAGCCGTGACGGCAGAAAAAACGTCAGGTTTGCCAGTGGATAAAGACATTCGCGCACTGGCTTTGGAAGTTGCCGACCTTCGCGGCATTGCGCTGAATTTTCCAAACGGTCAAGCTGATGCTTTTGACAGTGACACCTTAGCGACCAAAACGAACGCAACGTATGATGCTAGTTCTGACTACTATCACAATCCCGGAACAGGATATACGGATAGCTTTATTACGCCTAGTTTGACGTACACTGCTGGATCAGGTGCTGTCACCAATCTTGCAAATTTAGCCGATGGCAACACCGGCACTGAAGCTGGTTTGCAAGTACCACTGCCCAACAGTTCAGTCTTTTTTAAGGTTGATGTTGGGAGCGGCGTGACAAAGACGGCAACTAAGATGAGTATACATTGGATGAACCACTCCGACATTGCCAATTATATACTGGGGATTAAGGTCGAGGGTTCAAACAACGATAGCGACTACACGTCCCTTATTGATGAAAGCACTGGAGCCACTGGTAACGCGACCAAAGACTACACATGGTCAAATACGACGGCCTACCGCTATTACAAAGTGACCGTGAAAAGCAAGAACACCAGTTCAGGTGCTGCCAACGGCAACATCATCGAATTAGATATGTTTGAGACAAACACCACGCAGAACATGACGCTTATTAACAATGCGTTGACCGCAGCGTCTGCACCGTCAAAAGGTTTCATTACCGTGCAGGCCGACCCCGTCGATTCGGTGAGTGCAAATACCGACATCAAGGCCGAGATCAGCAGAGATAACGGGTCAAATTATACACAAGTAACTTTAGCTGAAGGGTCAACAAACAGCAATTTTATCAACTATGAGGGTTCCGTTGATATCTCAGGACAGCCTAGTGGCACGTCGATGAAGTACAGAGTTACGACTTTGAACACTAAAGAAATTCGCGTCTCAGGCGTGGTATTGAGGTGGGCGTAATATGAGTAACTTTTTAAATTTTGCTGGTAACTCTGGTATAACTTTTAAAAACCACGGTACAGGTGGTGGCACAAGTTTTACGTTAGATAAGGCAGCTTCAACCAATTCAGTGCTGCTAAGTATCGGGGGGATAATTCAAAAGCCCTCTACGGATTACTCTGTTTCGGGTACAACCATTACAACAACATCCAGCGTTACATCAGGTGTAGAGGTCTTTAGCCTGATTATCCACGATGCTGGCAATGCTCCTGTAATTGAGGACAACTCTATAGTAACATCCAAGATAGCTGATAACCAAGTCAATGGGGCGAAGATCGCAATGGGGTCTGATGCCCAAGGCGACATTCTTTATTACAACGGCACTGACTATGTTCGATTAGCTAAAGGGTCAGCTTTACAGCAACTAAGAATTAACAGCGGTGCAACTGCTCCTGAGTGGGCAACTATAGCAAGTGGTGGCTTTTCGTTTGTAGACAGCACAAACGTCACAGCCGTTTCTGATATTAGTTTTACAGATTTAGAAGATGGATACGACTACATGATCCAGCTTGAGAATGTTGATATTGCATCAGATAGCCAAGGCATTTATTTTCAACTCGGCGTTGCTGGGCCAACTTATCGCACAAGCGGGTATTTAATGAGTGTGGCAGGAATCCGTGGCACAGGAACTTATCACAACCAAGAAACTAATTTTGGAGTGATGTTAGCGACAGGTGAAGGAACAGGCTCTAACGAACACTTGTACTTCTCGCAAACAATGCTTCTTAACCCCGCGAACGCAGCAACAAAGACGACCACGTTTGGTCAGAACATTTATTACAATTACCAACCGTTGAATTGTGGTGAATTTACTGGTGGTCGGTATGACACTGCTGAGGCTAATACTTGCATAAAAATTTACCCCGGCAGCGGAAACTTTTCTAGCGGCGGCACTATTCGGCGTTATCGGCGTGCAAGGTCGTAGGAGGAATTAAGATGGCAAGAGAAGACTATAAGTCGAAGATGGTCGACGGCGTGCTGGTTGATTTGAGTGATGCCGAAATTGATGCGTGCGTTGCTGCTGAGAACGCATGGGAGGCTGGTGCATCTGAACGTGCAGTAAAACAAAAGATTTTGGAACTTGAAGTTGAAATTACACCTCGTCGTATTCGTGAAGCAATCCTCGGTACTGATAGTGATTGGCTAAAAAACAAAGAAGCAGAGATTGCTACAGAACGGAGTAAGTTATAATGGCACAAACAACATTAGACCAACGTATGCTTGGTGTAGGGACATCCCTAACCGACCACACAATTACTGCTTCAGATGTCATCACCTTCGCTGACGTGGGAGATAGTAATCTAACTAAAAGAGATACTGTACAAGGTGTTCTTGACCTCGCCGGGGGCGCGTATTCCGTTATTACGTCAGGCACGGCAACAAACGCTTCCGATGTTGAATTTACAAGTATGACCCATGATATCCATGTTCTAGACCTCTGGTGCGTAGAAACTGCTTCGACTACGGCAATAGAGCTACACTTTAGCGCAGATAACGGAAGTAGTTATCTGTCCGCTCAATACGACAATTATTTTGTTCAGATGTATGCAAAGGGAGGAGGCACTTCGGCACAAGGCGCTCGATATGGAGCCGATAACACCAGCGACTACGGAATTGGCCAACTCTATACTCAAGGTGGCAACAATAATGTAGAGCTTTCGTTGGTTGGAGCCGCCGCACGTACCAGTAGTGAACAAGACCCGATGTCTAACAACAGCACTGGCAGCGCTATGATGACCATTACCTTTGACCGCAACAAAGACGGCGCTCACATTCCCTATGGCCATGCCATATGCAGTTGGGAACCAGCAGGGTACGCTCCAGCAATCGGACTTACTGGTTTCAAATGTAATCTCAGTGCCGGTAACGACATTGACGCAATGAAGGTTATCCCGGCTACTGGAAATTTTGATAAGTTGAAATACCGCTTAATTGGATACAGTATTTGAGGAGAGAATAATGGCGGTAAATTATAAAAATCGAGTTGTTGTTAATTGTGCTACGCAGACGTCAGAAACGATTGATCTTACCGATGAAGAAATTGCAGCTTTTGTTGCTCGTGACAAGGAATATAATGACGCGCTAGAAAAAAACGCGCCAGATCATGCTTGGGCAGTGATCAGACAGGAACGCGATAGTCGTTTAGCCGCAACGGACTATTTCAGCCTAAATGATGTGACGCTTACCGATGCGATGAAAACGTATCGGGACAATTTGCGAAAGGTTCCGCAAACCACGTCGGACCCAGTGGCTTTCCAAACGCAATGGAATGAATTTGAGCAAGGTAAGGACGGCGTATCTGATCCTTGGCCTACAAAACCGGAGTAATTGATATGCCATATTTAGGATCATCCCCAGCCCGTGGATTGGTCGGTAGCTCCCACATCGATGACCTAGCGATTACGACATCGAAGATTGCGGCCTCAGCCGTGACATCTGCCAAAACATCTGGCTTGCCAGCGGACAAAGACATCCGCGCATTAGCT